GATTCTATCCGAAGGTCAGCCGGAAGTTTGACTAAATTTGTTTAACTACAAGTCGTTTCTTCCTATGATTAACGATTATAAACTTTGGAAGTAGGTGACTGGCTTTGCACGTGAGCTATGCCAGTCACTGAAGGATGTCCTGGACAATGACAAAGTGTAGTGTAGCATTTCGATTGCTTCGGGATTGCTCGACATGGCGTTAGGAACAGGCATCATATTCTCAACGCTAACCTCCATAGGTCTTATGTGCTGGAATGCAATGAGGAGTTACGATGGCTTTGCAAGAGAGCAATGCCATTCGCTGAAGGATGTTTTGGATAATGACAAAGTGTAGTGTGGCATTTCGATTGCTTCGGGATTGCTCGACATGGCGTTAGGAACAGGCATCATATTCTCAACGCTAACCTCCATGGGTCTTATGTGTTGGAATGCAATGAGGAGTTGTGATTGACGGAGCAATCCGTCAAAGTAGAGAAATCGGATTGACGATTGGGTGGGTTGGTGGGAATTTTAAAAAGTAGGTACGTAAAAATATATAGTGACTATCTCAGCGCACCACGCCGATAGGCACTATTATTTTGCGGTAGATTTAATGTAGAGTTTAATAGGGTTTAGAATTAAACGCTACTTTTTAATACTGTTTAATCAAGCCGATTTATCTTGGTTTATAGCGGCTTAGATAGTGACTATTATAGTGACTACACCCTGTAGTGACTAAAAGAAAAATCGCCAACTCTATGAGAATTAGCGATTTGACTTTTACTTGGGTGGTGCCACCAGGGGACACCGACTCTGATTGTATTTTATGCTGAAAATCAGTTCCTTATACTTGTATTGCGCTTAAATTTTGTCACACAATCTGCACAAGTTGTGTCACAACTCCGCGTTTTATACTGCAAAATTAGCTATAAAATTTGAATTTTAAGACCCATTATCTCGCTAAAATTTGAATTTTAAGCCTCCACTACGCCCTATAAGCATTAAATATGGTTAATAAATAAGGCGGTCATCTCGCTTTTACACGAGAATAACCGCCTTGCCAGGCAAGAAAGAAAAATTGTTCAAATTAGCCAAGGATTTTGTTCGGGATCATAACTTCTCTGGAAGGTTTCTAATGCCCAGTCCACTTTAGGAGCGCATGAGTCGCGCTCCCTCTTCCTCGGTAACTGAGGATTGATTTTGAACTTCGAGGCATTGTAAAGCCATTGAATAGAGTCCTCATAAGCCCAACGTCGCGTTTCCGGGATATTGGTGGCAGAAATTATTGAGTGAAGATGATAAAGAGCTATACGGCTCATGTGAGCTACGACATTGGCGTTTCTCGGATCATCCCTTGTGATGTTAACACCTTCTATCAGTTCGTCTGGATTAGGATTGAAAACTGGATAGAAAACTGTGCCTTCGGCCACGACGTAATCAAAAGCACCCTCTGAGTAATCATACTCCAGCTCTTCTGAATAATCACCGATGAGACCCCAACAATCATCCTCTTCAGGAGTTAGCACTGTTTCATCTGCCGGAAGATCTGGAGTAGGCACTGGCTCTTCATCGCCTTCTCCTATCTCCTCTTCTCCTTCTTCATTCTGAGTGGAGATTTCTGAATCATCATCAATCGACGGTTCGGTAGGCTCTGGCTCTTCAGGGAACGGTTCGGGAGTCTCTTCAGGCTCTTCGCTCTCGTCATTCCCAAGGTACTGATAGAATTGGTCGTTGAAAGAGCATACCTGATTTTTCTCCCACTCCATATTAGGCTCCCAAGGAGTAATTTCAGCTTCACGCCATGCTTTTACTCCCGGCATGTGGATTTCTCCACTTTCATAACCGTGAGGTACCATGCACTGCCAGTATTCAGTACCAAACCTAACAATTTCTCCTTTAGGATATGTCCTTAACTGAGAATATTTGTGAGCATGATCAATAAGTCGAGGATCGATAAAATCAACAACCTGACGCCAATATTCAATTTTTGTCGGTTTCTTATAACCATTGATGTGCATCAGGGTCTTGAAGATTTCCTCATCTTTCTTAATCCAGGCCTGGCCCGGATAAGACACATAAGGACTATACTCCCGAATATTTTTGCCCACAGCCAGTATCTTTTCTATTTCATAATACTGGTCCAGATATTCCAGCAACTGCATCTCCGCCCTATGCTCGGCTTGGGGAAAACGCTCTGGAACATCACGGATAAGCTGCTTCATGTGCTCTTCAGTAGCAATGCAGCAGTAATCCTTATTTGTCAGAAAACGATGATATGCCATATTATTTTGTACTGTTTTATTTATTAATAGTCAAAATCACCATATACAGTGTCGTTTGAGTCAATAGTGGTTACAATCTCGGTAGATGCAGTTTTATATTGGGAATAATACTGACTCAAATAGTATATCATCGCATAATCAAAACAGTCTGAGAAGTGCCCCCATCGTTCAACGCGCTCACCATTATCATTCAATACTTTCTTCTTTTCCTTGGTGCCATCCGGGTTCTTTTTCTGATATACGAAGTCCTCAATCAGTCTATGACAACGTGCATCAATATAAACCTTCCAGCCTTTGAAATTTTGTAACAGTTCATTGATAAACTCCAATCGAGTAATCATTGCCGGCTGCTTGCTCAATAGCTGAATCTTTGGCTTCAGTACGGCGTTTGTCATATTCTTATTGGCGATTGTGAAGTTATTGACTCCCTCTTCAGTTTGAGTAGAGCGAGACAATCCAGCAGGGTCTCCAGTCAATAATACACCACCAATATGACCGTCCGCTACAAGCTGAGAGGCAATCCAGCGAGTGAATGAAGGAGTGTTGTTTCTCTTATCTTTGGGATAGCCGACATATTCAGGAAAGACATACACAATCTTATTGTCGTAATCAATCTGGATAGGAAGGCAACTCATATATGGATTGACGTTGAAGTCAAAACTGAGGATGAGAGGCTTCATCGGATTGTAAGATTGTTCCCTAAGATTATGCACAAGATGTGTGTCGCCATCAAAATTCCAATATGCTGCCATTTTGTTACTGGTAGTAAATAGCCAGTTACCATAGAGCAGACGGTCTCGGTCAGCTTTATTACGCAGTTTACTCAACTTATTGTAGTAGATAGCTCGGAATTGCTCATTAGGATTGTCGAAAAGACTGAATGGAATATAGCGATAACCAGACTGAAGTTCCACCGGATCTCCATCATCTGTCATTACAAAGGTAGAGCGCACCCATGTCAAACAAGGATTTGTTGACATAAACAATTTACCCACAATAAAGGTCTCTGCTATCTTATAACGAATACGGGAAGCCAATACCTCCACAGCCTTCTCAGAGACCTCAGAAACCTCATCTATGAAGCCTCCAGTGATTTCCAAAGAACCAAGGGAGTTGAAATCAGGGTCTTGAGGGCTTGGAGTCAAGTCCATTGCTATGATTTCAGAACCATTCCAAAACGTAATTACATAAGTCACGTTATTGACGTGGTAATGAATATCTTTCTTTAATCCCCATGAATTAAGTACATCATTCAGTGTTTTCCAAGTGGTTTCCAGAAGAGTCTTACGGACCTTACGAGCAACCACCATGCGAATACCGGGGAATTGAATACAACTACATACAAGCCAACAGCAGCCGATGTAAGACTTACCACCACCGGCAGAACCGCCACCCAAGACTTGTTCAGGAATGTCTGTATTGCCACATTGCACACATGTAGCTCTATAAACCTGATGTCCTTTGCTGTCAAATCCATTTGGCCGCATAGCGAGCTTACCCCCACACTTATCACAATGGTTAGGTTGCAGGGCGTTCCAAAGCTCATATTGTCTTGCGGAAGGTTTGAATGTTATTTTGAGACCTCTTGGTCGTTCTAATCTTGCCATTATTAAGATACTTTTCTCAATAATAGTCCGATAACTAAAAAGAGCTACGGTATAGTTACTACTCCATAGCTCTTAATAAATTTATTCTTAACAATTCGTATCGATTGCTGAAACATCATTACCACTGCTGGGAACAATCTGTTTTGTTTTCTCCAAAGGGATATATTTTATAGGTACGGATTGCTTAGGTTCGCGTCTGCCGCATTTTTCAGGATCACATTGTTCATTGCCAAATTCCCTACGACAGAACCATGTTTTGAAAAAATCACGTTCTCGCTCTAAATCCGCAATTTGTTTCGTATAAACAATCTCTTGCTGAGTCCTTGCCAACAAATCTCGCTGTACGTCTCGCAGTCTATCTGTTTGCTTATCAAATCGTTCCTCCCAGTCTTTAATATCTTGCTGATGTCGATCTTCTTTGTCGGCATTCATCCTGAGCAATTCGTTTATGCGCTCATCCTTGAACTTAACATGCTCACGCTCGGCTTCAAGCTGTTCTTTCCAGATATTCCATTCATCGGCCTTGCTCTCAACCTTTGCCTTACTGACGTTTGCCTCTGCTAAAGCAGCTTCAGCTTCTTTAAGACGTTTATTTTGTTTACGGTATAACCATGCTCCAACACCGCCCAATGGGGTGATAATGCCAAGCATTGTACCAAGCATAGTCGTGATTTCTGTAATATCCATATTCATAATCATTAAAACCGATGCTTAGTTCTTTTTAGATTGACATTTAATATTCTGCAATTTATTAACTGCATTTTGGCCAATCTTCTTTAAGTTATCAGGAGTGATTGGCTTGTTATTTTTTTTCATTTCTCGATGATGTCTATAGTTTGAAGGCTGACAATCTCAGCTTTTGGATTGTGATTGATTACTTTAATACCTTTTTGTTCTTTCCATTTGATTAATCCGAATAGCCAAGAATGTTTTTTCTGAACACTGAGTATGGTTAAACTGTCCCGAACTTCATAATCAATAATGGTCTTTTTATCCGGCAATACCTCAACATCTATATCCACAAAATCATCTTCTAACTTCGCTTTGATTCCACCGAAAGAATCAATTACTGCAATCACGGTATCAATACTATGAATTGTGCTTGAAACTTCCGTTACATTGCTAATGTCCTTCGGCTTTACCTTAGAAGCTGCCAATAAATTGTTATACTTAGCCTTAAGATTATTCTGAGTCATATTCAGGCTCTTGACTTCTGCCTGATATAAGGCAATAGAATCATTCAGTTGAATCTTGGTATATTTGATTTCCTGATTCAAGTCACTGATAGTTGCCTCCAATGTATTGGCCTTGTGCTGATATTTTGCAACCTGACTATATGTTTGCCAAAGAAAAAAGCAAAGAATCCCAATAACCAGATATGGGTTATATTTATTTAAGATTATTTTCCACATAAGTTTATAGATTAGAGGTTTGAATACTCTTTCTTGACCTCAAAACAAGGACAAGCCTTATTTGCAAACTCCTTATGTCCGTGAATGGTGGCATTAGGATATAGCTTCTTCAAATCCTTCAGGAGTTTGAGAAGTGCCTTTTTCTGCTCGGCAGTGCGAGTATCTTTAGGTTTTGTACTACCTACCTCTCGACCACCTATATAGCAAATGCCGATACTGATGGTATTGTGGTTAGTGCAGTGGGCGCCGGCAATGTCGATGTCACGCCCCAGATGAATAGAACCGTCACGATAAATCACATAGTGATAGCCTACATCTGAGAAGTTACGAGCCTTATGCCATGCCCGAATGTCTGCTACAGTAAAGTCTTTCCCCTCTGGGGTGTCAGAGCAATGGATAATGATCTCTTTAATATTGCGCTTGCTCTTAGCGATTGAAGAGACTCCTTTGGCCTCGTCTGCTTCGATGACAGCCCATGTCTTAGTACCAACAATGCCGTCAGCGGTCAATCCATGATTTTTCTGGAACTCTTTAACCGCCTCTTCAGTCAAAGGTCCAAAAATACCATCGGCCATCAAATGAAGATAAGTCTGCAAGTGCTTAACTTCTTGGCCTCTGCTTCCTTTTTTTATAGTTTTCATCTTATAATATTGTTGATTTTAATATACTTAGAGTTCTCATTTTGTTGATGGTGTCAGGTCCTTCAATCGAGCTAATAGGGATATAATAATTTCTAATTCGTCTCATCACCTTAACATCAACATAAGCTCCGGTTAAGTTGCCCCCAGTAAATAAAATCCGAGTGACTACGCCAGTCCTATTTGTTAAAAGGCTATTTCCATTCTGCTCCAACTTTTTGGAATAACGAATTGTAATCTGATCCCCGACTTTTAACTCATTCATATACAATGAAATTAGATTAAAAATTATTCAATCACTTTATCAATTCCATTGTCCTTATTGACTTCCGGCACAATCAAGTTGAATGTAATACCATCGCCGTCTGCACCTTCCAGCATAACCTTATGTGCAATATCTTCCTTGATACCATACATATCGGTCAATTTGCTGATAGCGTTAACAGCGACAGAGCGTAGAGCAGCCGGAGATTGAGTGTTGCCCCAGCGATCAACCACCATCAGAGTAGAACACTCATCAGCAATTTTCAATAGGGTTTCAGTCAATCTGGGGCGTAGTGTTGTTGCGTCAACTAATGTTTCGCTTCTTAACTGGTCTATGCGATCCCGAATATCATCGCGTGTTATAAGCTGCCGAACGGCAATGGCGACTTCAACCTCATTTTTTGTATGCTCTTCAACCCCATCTTTAGAGGGATCAAACAGCGCCCCTGTATTCCCGTTGAATACAAGGTCAAAGGTTTTGCGCGCATTGCCGTTATATGGTGAAGGCCCGCAGGCATATACCAGGCAGAACTTCTCTTCTTGGTCTGTGAGCTTCATTTTCTATTGTCTATAAAAATTATTGTTCTTTTATAGATAATAGAAAACTTGCTCATCTAAACTCAATATCTCATTTCTCTGATGAATTACTACGCAGATTTTGGTTCATAATTTGGTGTCGGAACAACTTTACAATCCCTTGCAGACATTGCTCAATTCGCTCCATCGTATTCAATTCAGTCATATTAAAATTGAACTGAAGTGCATATCCACCGATATATGCAAGCACTTTCCCGGTTTTCTCATCACTTATCTGACAGATGTCTAAATCCTCTCTTTCCCGGAACATCATCACTCCAGTTGTAATTGAATCAAGATAGGCTTCAGGCATACCATTTTCATCAATCAGCTGAATGGGTGTTGGATGATTTACACGCTTCATCTGAACGACCTGATTATGATTGACATTGACGGTATCGGACTTTACATCTATCTTTTTTTCGCTCTCAAACTTGGGCTGGAAAGTAGTCTTGTCAGACTTTGACTGCACAACATCTTTATGCACATTGGCATTTACAGCTTGTGCAACTGCATCACTGGCCGGTTTCATCGTTCCAGTGGCTTTATCAAATTTGAACTCTGTTTTCATAATTATATCTTGAAATGATCCCTAAGTTTCTCTCGTTTTTCAGCAGTTAGACCTCCGACTTCAGTACCACCACCAGCAGACTGTGAGCGCATCCTTGCAGTGAGCACTCTTACGATTTCTCTGGTAGCAGTCACATCAGCGTCTGCATCGTGAGCGTCATCCAGATCAATGCCCAGACGCTCTGCCATAGCCTCCAGTTTCCAAGTAGTGATACTCTTGTCATTATCAAAAGTGAGCTGAGAAAGGAGGATTGTGTCAAGTTGAGTGGGCTGGAAGTTACCCCAGAAATCCTTGGCTCCCCGGACAAGTTTGATAAATCTTGCCCAGACTCCAGTATAGAGCATAATCTGCTGCATAAATCCATTATCAAATAACGGATTCTGACCGATCATAAAGGGCTTGTTTGAAGCCACCACTGGGAAGGTATTTCTTTCAATGAAGTCGCAGATCTCATTACATACATCTTCCAAAGGTTTGCCTTGCTTATAAAGCAAATCCATAGTGATTCCACTTATATCCAAAGCTGTGGAACCATACTCCATCAGCTCTTCCTCTTCTTCTGCATCGTACTTATTTTTAAGCACTTTTCTTTTGGGCTTGCCGATGTCTGCTTTCTTACTGTAAGGATAGATATAAGAATTATACCTATCTATCACTTCAAAGGTATCGAGACGAACTGCATGAAGTGATATTTGAGTCGCGGCACTTCTGGTACAGTCAAGACCGCCGGTTTCAAAGTCATAGAATATTCCAACAATGATATTGCCTTTTTCAACTGGTGCTGCCATCTTATTTGTTTTTAATTTCTTCGTAAATACGTTCTATTTCCTTAAATAGCTCTGCCTTTTTGCCATTGTTGACAATCACATAATCATAATCCTCATCATTGAGGTTACGGCGCTCATCTCGACGGAGCCGGGTCTCATCAATCCCAGATTTACGGCGCAGAGCCTTATCTCGCTTAATCAGCACAGTATGGATATCGTAAACTTCTCCGAAGTCATTTCGCAGATTTTCCAGCCCCTTTTCATCAATCACATAAACAGTGCATGGGCCAAAGACTTGCCATTTGGTAGCATAATAATAATATCCACCAAAATGAGCATAAGCAATCAACTCCGTTTTGTCTGGAACGATGTCAATGAAATGATGATCACGCCCCTCCACTTCCGTAGGTCTGGGAGGTCTGGTTGTAAAGGAGCAAATCACATTTGCCTCTTTATGGTACTTCAGGTGTAACGAGGCCAAGGTCTTACCACAGCCAGAGCCACCTACAATACACATGATTTTTAATTTTTCCATATCTGTTTGTGGATTTAAGTATTGTTCTATTCGATAGTTAAGAATCTCCTTCATCAGCATTTTGAGTCTGGTAGGTGTGACCCGGCCACGCTTTCTACTGCCTTTAGATGAGATCTGCAAATTACGTTTTATCATATTGACTTGTACTTGCTGGGGATCTCGCCAATGATACCACGCAATCGCATCGCCATTTTCATCAAAGAGATTGGGCATGATAAAATTCTCAATCTTATCATGGTATATGGTGAGGTCACGAGCCTTGGCAATGGCAGCCTGAATACGGTACCAGCCTCTATAACTGGTACCGGCACATTCAAGCCTGAATTTGCGAAGCTGCTCTTGAACCTGACCGTCCAACTCTTCGCGTATGTCAATTAAAAAAGACATATCAAATCAATTTTAAGAATGAGCTTTTACCGATTTGAAGAGTATTCTTCTCATCATAATCACTCCATTTTATGTTGACCACAGCGACAATCATACGACCCTCTGCCTTCCTCAGTTCCTTCTTCCAAATATCCCAATCATCCCAAATTGTTAGAATATTGGTTTCGGTATTCTGCTGAAGTTCAATCTTGCCAAAGTGCTTGGTCTCACCAGTTCGCCTATCCTTATAAGACCTATCAGTTACAGAGCAAATGGCAGCGCATATCACGCCCTTCCGAACCTCATAGAATATATTATTCAGTTCTGAGAACTCAATGTACTTATAGGCCGAAACACTTTTAGGCTTCTCCAGATTGTCATATATTCTCTTATAGTCAATAGTTCCGTGACCTGAGACGGCTATTTGCTGACGGCTCCACCAATAATGCTTATCACGCATATCTTCCGGAATATCTTTTTCTGTCAGCTTAAATCCTAAGAGACTGGCTGCACTCTCTAAGAGACCATATCGCTCCAATACTGAACCGACGTTTTCAATCTGGTCAAACGCGCCAGCAAAGATGAGGTTCCTGACGCTTCTCGCTGTTACCGGGCAACGCTCACGAACTTCTGCTGTGCCCTCATCTTCAAAACTTTTGAACTTGCTCTTGAAAATACGCTTGATGAAATCCTCCAGATTATAAAATTCGCCATATAAATTGCGTTCTTGAACGATATACTTCACAGCCTTCGGTCCCAACTGTTTGATACGAGATAAAGACCAGTATATCTTATTGTTCTTAAAATCGGCTGTGAAATTCTCACCTGAGATATTGATGTTGGGCTTCTCCAATTCGGTACCTCCCACAGTCTTAATTTCATTCATCAAGACCGCCATTTTATCTTCATCCTGATCTCGCAACACTACAGTGTAAAAGGCAGTCGGATAATATGTCTTTAACCACGCTCCGACATAAGCGGTCAGTCCATAGGCAGTAGCGTGGGAATTACACGTCACCACGCCTTTACCGGTAAGAAATGTGTGATATGGATGCTCCATTTCCACATCATATACGGCAGTGTTGCATAAGAACTCCACTGAAACAACTTGAACGACAGCTGTACCTAAGCCTTTACGCCCCATTTTTACTCGCCCCATTTCATAGTGAGCCTTCTTATGACAACTGGGGCAGAGTGTTCTGATGTTGGAATAATTTTCTCCGACATCAGAATGATCACCATTGACATGATGGATCTCCAGACGCTTTAGGCGCCGGCCACATTCTTCACAATAATCTTTTTTGAGGTGATTCTTGTAATATTCAAGTTTAGTATAGTTGGAATCACGAGTCAGAAAACCCTTATGCCCCTTTTGAACATTCAAAGTATGACTTTCTACATGGTCGTTTGAATGATAACGAGTATTATTCAATCCACCCTTATCTGTAAACCGATAAGAAGTATCTTCCTTGATCCAACCTACACGGATATACATAAAATCCTCTCCTGGGATTAATTCATCAGTACGCTTCTGACCATTTAATGTTGGGTGCTTATGATTGTCTGTTACATCTATGGTACTGCCATTAGCCAAAGTGATACGATAGACTGGCCGGACACCCTGGTAGCGGATATCCACAATTCGATTGATGACCAACTTATCATCTTCATTTAGAGACCAGCAAGTTCCATAGCCATACTTACGATACTTGTTTCTAAGAGCAAGCCGACCGTTTTCCTTGGCCCACTGGTAATCATTCCTTGTACGCCACATATCTCCGATGTTAATCCGGGTGCCAGAACCTTTCTCCTTATGTCTGCCCCAAAGATATTCATGGCCGGCAATACAAGCATTGAATGAATACTTAGCCGCATCTTCAACATTGCTCCAGATTTGGTCGGCCGCCTCTTTAGGACAACCGTTTTGTTTTGCTCCGGCAAAAAATTTGTCCTGAAACTTACGCACCTTCTCCAGCTTCTTTTTACTCAAAGCCTTTACAAGATTCACACCGTCACCAAGGCTAAGTCCACCGACTTTCTGAGCCACACGCGAAATCTGCTCCTGATATACCATCTGAGCAAAGGTGTCTTTCAAAATTTCGTAAGTACCCCAAAGATAAGTAGGCTCATACTCACCTCGCTTTGCCCGGACATAATTGTCAGCAGCACCAGAATCCAAAGGTCCCGGACGGAACAAAGCAACCGAAGCAATCAGATCATTGATATTGTCCGGCGCAAGACGTTTGATAAATTTTGTAATGCCCTCGCCACCCATCTGGAATACGCCCTGAGTGTTTCCGTCACGGATGATCTTAAAAACCTTCTCGTCATTCAGGTATTTTGAGGCTATTTCAAGAATATTATACTTGACACCGTACTCACTTTCCACAAGATTAAGTGTATCAGAAAGCCTGGTAAGCTCCTTAATACCCAGCACGTCGTTTTTCAAGATACCAATAGCGTCAATATCATTACCTGATATTTCGGACACAAGCAAATCTCCCATCTTTCTGATAGGAAGCAGGTCAAAGCACTCGACACGCTCTCCCTTGACATATTCAGGAGTGATAATGAGTGCAGAGGCGTGAATACCAGCAGAACGTGCTTGACCCATAATCGGCAATATCTCTTCAAAGACATCAGGATATTTCTGAATGAAATCCCTCATGCGCTTATCGGTCGAAGCCATCTTCATCAGGTCAGTCCACGTCATATTATCATCCAATATGGCTGTCAAATAATTGGTGGTGGCCTGAGATATTTTATGGGTACGAGCCACATCCTTGATTACAGACTTAATCTTCTCAGTGGTGAATGTACCAGCAGAAAAGACACGCTGGAGGCCGTCTTTATTGTAACGTCTCTCCAGATACGCCTTAACTTCATCACGACGTACTGCGCTAAAGTCGGAGTCAATATCTGGAAGAGAACCGTGATTTCGTTTTACATATCCGTCACCGGCATAGCAGTCAGATACAAGTTGAGTGTCAGTCTTATGAGTTATGCGTTGGATTTTCATGCAGAAGTTTGTGGGGTAAGGTGTGAAGTAAATCACAGTTATCAAACTGAATGTCATCACCTTCTTGCAACTCATCTGCATAAACGGTCAGTTGTTCACCATCTCTGATTACAACTAACTCCGCATCCTTGTCAAGCAAGAGTATTGTATCATTATCAAAGGCCACCTCAAAATAATCTGAGGATTCAATATCATCAGCCATAATCGTTACCTTATCCGGCTCCAAGCCAGCACGCTCCGGCAACAAGAAGCGCTCGAAAATCAAATCGTACTTCAGAGGATCAATAAATGTGATACCCATCAGATAAAGAAGTAAACAGCCACCGGCAGAGCCTCGACCAATTCCAGTCAAGATTCCGTTTTCTTGCGCCCAGTTTAGCTCGTCTCTTTGGATGAGAAAGTAATCTACATTGTCGGTACTTTCGATTACATATTTTTCATATTCTACACGCCTACGATAAACTTCTTCTTCTCCTTCCGGCACCAGCTTTCGGAAGCCATCTTCAATCAGCTCTCGAAACATAGTGAGAGTATCACCATATTTTGCCTGCTCCTGGGGTGTCATATCATACTTAGGGGCATAATTGTCACTCAGGTCATAGGCGGCAGTTGCATTTTCTATGATGTCAGCAGTAGCAGCGCACATATCATAAAAAACCTCATCATCATATCTATCTGAGAACAAGGCACGAAATTCGACATAAATCTCATCAATGGTTTTCAGATACTGTTTATATGATTGCTCGTGCGCGGCGCCGGTATCGACTTTATTCAAAATGATTTTGGTACGCCAGTCCTCTTTGTCAAGATAATACACATCCTGAATCAAAATTGGACGTATATTCATCGAATATTCCAGATTGCCCAAATAGAAGTTGTCAAAATACGCTTTCTGGCTCTGCAACAATGTTGAGTCTATTCTGTCAGCACGATACTCGGTCGTATCTACTTGAAAATATACCCAGCCATCAAAAGCGTCCACAAAATCCTGCAAGACATTTTTATTTTCGGTAAGCCAATGACCACTCCATTTATCAAAGACTAAAGTATTGCCTTCAGCAAGATTTAGTAGTGTGATCAGGTCAATTTCCTTGGTTTCAAAGTTATCTACCGCAACTGCTTTTTGAATACGCAACATATTCCTAAATCCTTGCTGAGTGGCAGCGTATATCTTAACGCCGACTTTATCCAGACCAATTCGTACTGTCAGGGAATATCCAAAACAATATTTCAGTCCAGCATCAGTAGCTGACTGTTGCAAATCCAAGGAAGCAGCCATAGTATTCCTATCAGCAACTGCAATGCCCTTATATCCAAGGAATTTTGCCTTGGCACACCAGTCTTTTAATAAGCCACTACCATTCAGTAACTCAAAACCTGAATGTAAGCCTAATGGGTAAAACTCACACTCATGTTCAAACTTCGGAGATTCACCTACATACCGAAGTATTTTGAACTGGAGGTCAGAAGGATCCTTACGAATGTCGATATAGTACCACCGACACCCAAAAGGAAATACAATATAATAAATCTCATCTGCTATCAGATAAGAATAATTCTCGATACTGTTGAAAACCACATCCCCATCCTTAGTCTGCCTGAAGATATGATCATAGTTATCCTGAATGAGACAACGGCCAAATCCAGGGATAACAAGAACATCCTTCCTCAAAGAATATATGAGATTATGGTTATCCAGCCATTCTTTTAATGATACCACCTCTTTCATCTCATCCAAGATTAAATTCTCTGACTGTTTTTAGATTATAGGCAAATACTTCATAGATGTCCTCGACATCCATTTCATCCCAGTCTTTGCCAACTCCATCTGGGATGTCTGCAATCAACACATCGAAGTATTTATCCAGCTCCATAGCTATCCGGGCAGTTGTCTCTTTAGCGTCATTATCATACCCGATAACAATCTGCTCCACCCCTTTTTTCTGGAGTTTATACATCTGCTCTTGGCTAATCTTTTTTCCAAAAGTTGCTACCGGCACAATGTGTTTGTTATCATACAACTCCAGCTTACGATTGAGTCCAACCACATCAAACGGCCCCTCGCAGAGTATTACCGAATGAGTGGTGCCAGACTCAATCGCATCATAGTTATAAAGCATTTTTGAGAAGCCGTTACCTTCACGCTCATCGGAGTTCTTATACCGACGGATTTTGTAATGGTGCCGGGCATTATAGCTATCAATTTCTTCTTTGCTGAGTATGCTGCGCGCTACAAAACCAACGATACGGCCCTCATCTCGAATTTCAAGAATGATGTAATCTTCATATTCTCGCTCAATACAGCGATTAGTGCCAACTGGGAAATACTCATAATCATCTACCACCCATCCACGCGACTTCAAATAAGCGTTTTTGTAACAGCGCTTATATCCATTAGGCATAGAGATTTTCACAAGCTCGTCATCAAGCTCGTCATCCAACAATGCTGAGATGTCGGTCTCTTCATCGTCAAGCTCTACGATCTCAGCTGGAAGGAGATCTTCTCGGTCAAGAGCTTTGAGGGTATCTTTCAGAGAACCAAAACGACGATTACAATGGTAGCAATTTGACATTCCAAAACGCTTCTTACCGACATTATTGCCGACATAGATACCATATTTGAAGCCATCATGCCCACAAAAAGGACAGTTGGGAACCAATATATTTCTTCTGGATCCATCCATCTTACCGCCCAAGTCGTATAGTAACTCATCGGCAATGGATCGCTGAATTTCTGGTGATAAAATCATTTATGTATTCCTGTCATATCACTGCTTTCATCAAATTCATAAAAGGCTTAGGAAGCCTCGCGTGGAAGATTTAAGGTCCTTACCCGGTCATAGAATACTTCATGCTCGTAATCCAATGCAATCCGGAATGGCTCACCTTTCTTGCAGAACCTGAACTTATCCGCATATAAGCGCATCGTCTGTTCACGATATTCACGCTTACTCTGATTAAGTGAAATAAGATGGGTACAAGGTCTCTGTAATCCCTTACATTCTGAAGTATTGAAGGCTGTAAGGACGTTCTTTTCATCATTGACCCATTCAGGATTCTCAATAGTAGCCTGATAAGTGACAACGAACCAAGCATCTGTTTCACCGGCCAAGTCTTTGAGATCTTGTGCCGTAGCAATGCGTTTATGCCGTAATGCTTTGGAATCCCAATTTTTACCTGAAGAATCGGTCAGAAGGTCGAGTGAATCAACCACGACAACATCAGGATACTTACCGTATTTCTCACGATACTTCTCCAAGTCGTTTCTGATGTCTGTGGTTGAAACCTCCTTGCCGAATTTTGGATAAGCCTTGACCCTCAAAGTACCCTTATAAGTATCGAGCAAGTCCTTCAAATGCTCCAGAGTATGATTATTGACCTTGCCAGTCTCATACTCATAGGTGGTAGTGCCACTGAGCATTGCGGAATAAGCATCGGTGGTTTCAGAAGCAGCACCTTCCAACTGGATATGCAGCACATCAAGTCCGCTGATATAAGCTGCATTGTAACCAATCCATCGAGCGATATGGCTTTTACCGACACCAGACATAGCAAGGAACAGAGAAAGCTGAGTGCGAAGATTACGTCCTTTATTCATCTCATCAAGCCCGTCAATATAAAAACTATTGACCATCTTTGAGGAAGGGTTCTCACTACGCATCTTATTCTCACGCAATCTTTCTTCATACGTCTGAGCAATGTCAATAAACTCTTCAGGTTTAAGAGTAAATTGCTGTAGCTTCAATGCTTCGTGAGTGAACGACATCATAGCGTCGAGCCGGGCGCCTTCCTCATATTTCTTAGACACCTCCTTAAAGATTTTCTTAAATTGAACGAGTTTAAGATATTCTTCAAATTGGTCTCTTATACCTTCGGGATTGACACTGGTGGAAACTTCCCTAATTTCTTCCAAAAGCTCTGAAACAGCTCTGGAAGATGAAAGACGCTGTGAGATTATGCCATACTGAGGTGCCGTTTTGTACTCATTAAAATAGCTCTTCAGAGTCACATTTAACAACTGATACTGCGGATCCGGAAGAAATTGATCTTCCATATAGCGGCTCACAACCGAACAGATCTGATTGTTGGTTATGGCACAATTATACAGCTCCGCAAGGAACTCAGAAGTCAACACGTTTTCATTTTTCTTTCCTGCCATGATAAACTTCTTTTCTGTACCGCATAAGCTCTGGGTACTTCTTAGCGGTCATTTTGCCACACTCCACCCAGTTATCACATTGTTTGCAAGCCTCTGAAAGCGGACTCCAACCGGTAGTTGATCTCTGACAGAGGGCAAGCCCTGCATCAGTATTCAAAAACCGTTTTTTGATTGGCTCTTCAGATGCAAGATAAACCATTTTTTTCAATGGGTCTGGTTTCGGTTTCTCTATCATCAAGGTTAGTTGCCCTCTTGATAATTCTGCCTCATCCAGCCATTGATTGATATAATAATTCATGCCGGCCTTACCATCAGCACTCAGGAACTGACTACGATATTTTTCTAAAGCAGCCTGAGAGAACAGGTAAGTGTATTGCCACGAACTGTTAGCAATAGATGTGCGATAACGATATATCTGATAGACCAAATAATCAACTATGCGCTCATCATCAATATCTGAGACACCGAACAATGCCGGTAAAAGCTGCAATCCATTTTGGATATAGAGCGCAGCCATTCCGCTTTGTGTAAACCGCCATTTGGGATTAATCGTCCTCTTCACAACGGTCTCGATCATCTGTCGCACCTTTACGGTTCTTTCTTGTAATTCCATTTTGTCTCAGTATATATTGCAGTTCTCGTCTTGCCCAATAAATTCGGCTTTTCACTATATCTTCACTTCGCTTTTCAAGATGTCCGAGCTTCCATTCAGCTGCTGTTATCTCTCTTATTCGATGACCCTGAACGTACATCATAAAAGGTGATAACCTCTGGGGTGGAATTTTCATCAATGCCTCTAACATTTGGTCTGAGATATTGTCTATCAAATTCCCAAATTCAACTTCTGAAACCATACTCGTTCCATGCTGATATATATCCTCCATCGAACACATCTCAATATCAGTCCAATACTGAGATTCTTCACTTCGTTTTTTGTTTTCGTGCTGACAGGCACGTTTAACAACGATATGGAGCCAAGTCATCAACTTTTGTTCTGGATTGTAGGAGCCAATATAGTTATAAAGTTGAGCTAAACAGTGCTGATAATTATCATCTACATCTTGATAGTTTGCTGTATAATACTTGGTTAGGCTTTTAATATCCGCAAGGTTAGGAACGATATACATATTGAAAAGACGCTCCTTCTCTTTAGGACTTAACTGCCGACATTTTGCAGTCGGTTTGGGGGATTTTCCCGGATCTTTAGCATTGATTGACATTTTGAAGCGAACTTAAAGGGCAAATTATTCATAATGATTTTGTTTTTAGCAGATTAGTTATAGCTTATAGCGATGAATAAAATACATGTAGATGTGTATAGCATCTGCAAGATTATCATCACCATCCACTTCAATGTGGTATCGCTTTTCTGCGAACTCAATCATCATTTTTTTGTCCGCATTGCCCTTACCGGTTCCGTGCTTTTTGATGTCAGAGGGCTTAAATGTTACCACTGGAATATCCAGTGTTTCACAGACTTCCAGTAAGATACCCCGGAACTCACATAACTTCCTAAAGTCTGTGAAATGGCCATAAATAACATCCTCAGCAGCCACAGCTTTGATTTTGTGGGATGTGAGCATATCAATAAGCCAATTCCTAAAAGCCTTATGCTGGGCGTAATCCGGGCCCAGATACTTCGGTGCCTTGTCATTGTTAGGAAAAACCTTGGTGCCGTAATCGCCCAGAGTGTAGTACCCACAGTGAGTAGCCACATCAAAAGCCATTACGTCACCACGTCCTAACTGACGAACATACTCTTCAGTTAACTTCTGCATAACTATTAATTTGAAATGGTTGAAATTCCTTGTTTTTTTACTATTAATAGCTTATGCGGATAGCCTTCTGAGACACCTCCCTGAGTAATGAGTAAGGCGGTCTGGCCGAGCTTGTTCAAAGCCTCACAATAGGTCGCCATACCCATTTCATCAGATTTATCAAGTAGCTCATCTATTATGATGAAATCCAATCCTTTGCCATCCTCACAATTAGAATTTGTGAGAGTGTGAAGAGAAAGGATACAAGCCAGATTCAGTCGAGCCTTTTCGCCTCCGGAGAACTTATGGTAAGATCCACAATCAATACCGTCACGCATAACCTGAACTGAAATCTTATCTCTCAGTTTGCCGGTCTTAGTTACTGTGAAGCCTTCCAGTTTAAGACGTATATCAGAGCCAATCTTCTCCAGAAAGTCATTTACAATCAGGGAAAGCGCGTCAATCTTTTTTCTTGCAATATATGACTTGAACATCACAAAATCCAGCTCCTGCTTCTTCAAAATGTCATACTCTGATTGAATGTCAGAGGCTGATTTTTCGGCTTTCTGAAGATCTGACTGATACTTCTCCAAAGAAGCCTTCAATGAGGCTGTAAAGTCAGTCTGTGGAGCCTCCAACAATTCACGTTTTGATTGCTGGTACTGCGCCATCTGACCCTGAATAAATTTTATAGAAGAAGTCTGCTGGGAAATGTAGTTTTCGCCATTGGTTATACGACCTTCCAGTATGCCATTGATTTCTCCGAACAAACGATTACGCATGACCTCAATCTTTCCATTGATACGGTCAAGCTCATTCTCGGTAGAAATTTGTTGTTTCTGAAGAGATGATACTGAACGCTCTGCCTCATCCAATTCCTTGGATAAGGACACTAATGATGAATATTCTGTATTTAAGTCGAGAGACCGAGATTTGATTCTTTTTTCAATAGTCTCAATCTCATCTGATTTGGTAGCAGCCTGATCATCATAGTGATCAAATTCTTCATTCAGTTTCTTGACTTTGGATTTATTATCCTCCATCTCAGTTCTGAAATTGACAAGATTTACTCGCACCTCTTCAACGGTAATCTCGTTACCGACAAAGAATTTATGCTCACATTTCGGACAGATGATTATGCCATCCATCATAGCGGAATTTCGAGCAATCAAAGTCTCTAATTGAGCCTGACGTGACTTATGAACCTTAATCTGATCCTCAATTTTATCAAGTTGCTGATCAATCTTAGCAACCTCTTTGTTGAATTTCTCAATGAGAGCTTTGTCTTTTTCAGTCAATTCAGACTGCTCTTGGGTATGCTGAGTATAAAGATTATTTTTGCCTTCATAATCCTTCTGAAGCTCTTTTACTCGCTTATTGGCAGCATTTATTTGAGCTTTAAGTTTTTTGATCAGGTCATTTGCGTCAATCAGATCTTTCTTGTATCTTTCTGACAAAACATCAAATTCACTGACAGTCCCAAGCTCATTCACTTCACACATGGACTTTATCTGGTGATACGCTTCCAACAACGCTGTGTCGGACTCTTCCAGATTGGCCACCTGCTTTTGGAGTTGTTGCAGCAATTCAAGACGTTTTTCACCCTTGCTCTTTTTATCCTCAGCAGCCTCGATGTCCTCACGGCATTTTTGTATCTGCCCGTCCAGTCTTTCGATATGCGATTCACGTTCTTTCTGTGCATTGACTTTTTTCTCATCAACCTGAGTTAATTCATTTTCGATAGCTGAGATGGAGCCTTTTACGTTGATAACCTTATTGTTTACCTCATTAAGACGCACAACAATAGGCTCCATATCCGCTTGAACACGAGCAATACTTTCATCAACAATTATGCCGTTGCTAAAACGGTTGATGACCTCTTTCTTATTCTTGTCAGAACAGTCGAAAAAGCTCTCATACTTGTTGTCACACAGTATGAAATTGTTATAGATGTCATCTTTGGAAAGCCCGATTTCATTAAGAATGAACTTATTATAGTCCGATACTGTAGGCTGGATGGTCTTGTCTGTCTCAATCTCCTGACCGGCTGCATCGTATTTATGGCACTCAATAGATTGAGGGGCATTACGACTAATGTTGCGCTCAATAGTGAATGTGGTGTCATTGAAATCGTTATCAAGCCTGAGATAGACATAAGCCTCGTCTGCATGATCATTGATGATTTCCTCAACACTTTTAACCTTGCGGAGCTGCTCACCAGTCAATGCAAAAGAGATCGCTTCGATAAGTGATGATTTACCGGAGCCATTGCAGGGCTGTGAGGCATTATCCTCATTTCTACCAAAGATAAGAGTAGCTACACCCTGCGATATGTTTAATGTTGCCTCGTGAAAAGAGACAATATTTCGTATTCTAATTTCTGATAATCTCCACATGGTTTAGCCCTCCAAATATTTGATACCCAGCCTACTGTCAATCGCATTTTCATTGCAATAATTCTGATATTCCTTCTTTATGCCCTGCTTGTCATATTTTTCGTGAATATCAGCAGCAGCTGATTCATTAGGTAAATTGCTGGCCGCCACAACTTCAACCTTGTGAAAGCCTAAGTCAATAAGTTTCTGCTTATCAAGCATTTTTGCCTGCTTGTCATCGCATTTTACCTTGACTTTATACTTGTAGCGATCATCTTTATCCAGAGTGAATTTCTCAACACTCTTAGCATCCAGTTCAATAGTCTGATACCTGGTGTTGACTTCATTCTTGACAAAACCATAGGATCCATCGGCATACAAAAGGGTATAACCCTTCTCTTCATCTTCACCAAAGTTACCCTGGCGTGATGAACCGATGTATTCAATATTGGTATTTTTGATTTTGACCCGATTATGATAGTGTCCGCATAGTACGGCCTTGAAATCGAGTAAAGGAGCCTGGGGTAATTCTCCGTCTATTTCAAAATCACCTAACGCACCATGCACTCCTTCATGGATATAAAGGATGATGTCGTTTTTAGTGAATTGTGGATATTGTTCGAGAGTGTTATTAACAGCCGCTTCCAGTTTATCCAAAAATGAACCATTCTCAGGGAAATAGCTCATAAGAAGCAGACAGAAGTCACATCCATCCCAAACCAAAGCCTTATAGACATCTACCACCTCAATACCCTGTAATCCAGACCATAGGTGATTATATCCTTCAATGGCTTCTTGATCAGTTTTATCATGATTGCCTTCGCCTATTGTCACATAGACACCTTGGCTCACAGCTTTGGTCAAAGCTGCTTTAACGGCAAGTAAGGTAGAAAGTGTTTGAGCGGCCCTGGTAGTGAACATATCACCGGCGATAACGACTTCCTCGACCCCTTCACGTTGACACACTGACAACATTTCATCCCAGTTCTTATTGAACTCAGCTATGTTGTCTTTGTTAACGTGTATATCGTTTATTAACAAAGCAATAGCCTCTTTCATATTCCTATCTGAGATTTTAGATTAAAGAATGAGAGGGCACAGGCATTGAGCCAATGCCCTCTCGAACTGCATGAATTATTATCTAAAGACAGGAATTATCTTAGGCGACGCTTGTGAAGTCTACGAGGAGGTACAGAATCCGAGGCCGGGGCCTCATCTTCTTTCTCTTCCGGAGCTTCAGGCTCTGGGTCAGGCTCTGAAGCTGTTTCGGCTTCACTTCCCGGACGTGCGCGGCGTGCGCGGCGACCAGTTTCAGGTGCCGGTGCAGGAGCGGCCGGTGCTTCTTCAGTCTCGTCAGGGTCAGGATCTTGCCCTTCATCATCTCCCTCTTCGGGATCTTCTTCAGGTTCCTCTGCCTTGGGCTTGGGAGCACGGCGACGGGCCGGTGCAGGAGCTGGAGTCGGATCTTCCTTGGGCTGCTCTTTAGGCTGCTTGGCCTGCGCATCGAGAGCTTCATCAATTTCTTCAAGAAGCTGGAGATTGTTCTTTGTGCGAGAGATACGCACGTCAAGATCCTTGGCCTCGATAAACATACGGATCTTCTCGCGGAGCTCCTGATATTCATCAGACTTTTCATTCAAACCCTGATCAACGATGCTGTCATACTCGTTATAGAGTGAATCAATAGTGACCTCATCTTTGTCGCTATCCTTACCGGAAGCATTTGCAAGGTCAAAGTGTGATGTGTCATCGGCCGGCAGTTCACCCTTTAAGGTCTCAACAGCTTCGATAAAGTCAGGCTCTTTGCAGACTTCCATATCGTGTTCCTCATCATATTGCTGGAGGAACGCAAGTGTAGCCTCCATCTGATAACGAGTGTAACGATAGAGCTGTTCGGGGAGGCGCGGAAGTTCAAGCAGCTTCTCAGCTTCAGCTTCCGTGATGTCAAGTGTCTTACGACCAATTTCAATCGTATAGCTGGTTTTATTATTTTCAGTTTTACGAATGACCTTAACTGGATAAGCGTCAGTAAAACCACTGATAGGACATGTATCCTGACCGTCATCGGCCTTTAGTTCGGCCCAAAGACGCATTTTGGCAGCATCAAGATCCTTGTACTGGCTGTGTGAACATTGCCATACTTGTGGACCTTTTGCACGTTCCTTGTCACTGGAAACATCAAGCACCATAAGTGCGTGCTGATAATTCCAGCGAATACCGCCTTCATACGAAGAACTGGTGAGGAGCTTCATCAGAGCCTCGTCATCACCATACATCTCCTTGGCAATCTTAACGTAGGTGTCAAGAAGGTCAACTGACTTGCCGACTTCTTTATCGGTAGTACGAATGACAGGAATACTGAGTTTTTTTGGCTTTTTACCCTTCTTATTGGGAACCTTAATTCCCAGGAAGAACTGATGGACGGCATACTCATAGCCCTTACGATCCATCGGGAGAATGTTACCCTCATTGTCGAAAGAGGGTGCCAGAGGCAATACGCGGATTGAATACTCGCCGTCCTCGCCCATACGGAATCTCTCTACTTTGGGGGCACCGGCTTCTTGCTTTGCTTTTTCTTCTGCCTCGGCAAAAGTGAGTTGTGTTTGCTGGAACGCTTCAAATGCGCTCAGTTTTCTTTTTTCTTCGCTCATCTTTAGATAATTTGCGCGAAGAGATAAAATTGCTCCAATCTACCTCTTGATTCAAGTAGGCTTGGCTATGCAGTTCTCGCATTTCAGGATCTCTCAAGTCCTCATTACGGGGAACCTCAATGCCCCATTCCTTTAGGGCATATTCAACGACTTTCTCTATAACGCCGTTGACATCACTTGCTTTCTCCGATTTTAAGTCGCAGTATTCAAACTGCTCATTATTTATTTCGACGATATGAATCGGAGCAAACATATCCTCGAAATATCGATAAAGTGCAGTAGTGCCAGGATGGTTGGGCAAAGAGTCCGATATGTATTTCAGCACCACTGAGAAAAAATAGGACAGATAAGGTAAATTCCTATTTCGCGTATCATCACAAACAACGAATAGATAGTTTTCATTGTCGGGCAGCTTTTCACATACCTTCTTGAACTCGTCAATAAAAGTGTGTCCGGCCACCTTTCGCAACTTTCCTTTTCCTTTAATCATGTCTTCATACTGGTCATGTCATTTGGTTTTCGTTGCTGTCATCAATTTTCGATGGCAAAATTAAGAAAACATTTTGACACCACAAAATATTTTTGAAAAAAATTATACCTGAATACTAAATACAATGTAATATACTGGTTTATAGTAATGTAAATTTAGCAGATGATGTATAGTTATATCTTCTCGCGCATACGTGAACCTTATAAAAGCAGACAGCTATGAATGTAAATAAAAGTTAAATTTCAAAATCGCTCTGTCATTTTATTCAAAAATATTTGGAGAGTCCAAAAATAAGCATTACTTTTGCATCGCAATGTTGAATTGGTGCATCAACAATGCGGACATACGGAATATACGTTGAGTCCGTTTAGGCTCATTCAATATATTGCAAATCCCCCGCGATCTGGCACCACCTTTGAGATTGCGGGGGATTTCTTTATCCCCCAACATCCCGACATTGCCTGGTGCCAGCTTTGAGTGTTTCAAGCAACCACCAGTACAACATTGAAAGCCGTAGCGGGCCTTTAACTTCTGCAACATGGCAATCCGGCACAACAACGATGCGTGGATAGATGCAATGCAAAGTTAATGCAAAAAGCAGTCGTTGGCAAGTAAGATGAAACACTCTGGGACGAAAAATCCATAGGGAGCGGCAAATGATAATGCCAAGGCTCTATGAGCCGAGAGATAACTTCAAGAACACCTATGGTGCTGACGGCATATTCACAACCCACCGGGCACGTCTGAGACTCGCAGGGATATAGCGAGAGTCGCGGGGTAGGAATGATGATCCGCATTATCATCATTAGGCAAGTGCGACTATAAATAAGATTTTGCCCTGTGCAACAGTATAACTGTACGCAATGAATAAGCAATGCACAGCGAGTAGGGCGAAACTTCAGTTTAACCCCCTATAAGGGGTAACTGTGTTCGTAAACTACCGCAATGAATATTTTTTTGAGCGCACACGAGCGCAAGTGATGAAAGCAGTGTTTCTTAAAAACTTCAGCAATGAAAGAGAAGAAACAAAATCTTTTAATTGTTTTACTGCTGATATTGCTTGCGTTTTCTTTGGTCTTAAACTGTCTCCAAGGAGAACAAGTCAGCAGACTGATGAATGAGATGAGAGATATGGAATACATACAGTCCGTACTCTCATCACACATCGAAGAATTGGAGCGTGGGGAGGGCGAAGAGTATGGAAATGAATAATTATACTCTTGATGATTTGAAAAAAGCCGTCTCTGTGCTCGAAAATCACAATCACACCAGAGATTTTCAAGCTCTGGAAGAAATCTTGCCTCTGGTACTTGTAATCCTCAAATCTCAGGTCAGAAAATCTAATCTTCCGGAAGGAGCCAACAAATTCTATGCTCCAGTCTGGGTAGATGTCCTTTTAGAACGTCTCAGTTCAAGTGATCAACCATTTTCTGATGAAGAATACTGTGCGTTCCGAGCTGATGTCGAAAAATTATCAATAAGTGATTACAAAGTAGCCAATGATGATTTTATTGGCTATGTGCCGGTTTTTACTTCTATAGAAGGGATTACAGAAGTGATCTTGGCATTGAAACATTACTTTGGGTTTCTCTAATCTATTATTAGGTGCCGGGCATACCGTTATGTCCGGCCCAATATTTTTATTATATGAAACAATCAAAAACTATCAAACCAAATGATAGCTGTTCAGACAATCCCGGCATGACTGCTGAGGAATGGCTGAACAATGAGAAGCTATCAGTTGATATTTGGCACAACAAATATAAGCAAGGAGATGAGACGTTTGAAGGATGGTTGGATCGTGTATCAGGAGGCAATGAGCGGATCCGACAACTTATCAAAGAACAAAAATTCATCTTCGCCGGGCGAATACTCTCAAATCGTGGTGTGACTGACCGAAAAATTACTTATAGTAATTGCTACTGTCTGACACCGCCACAGGATTCTCTGGAGTCCATTTTTGAGGCTGGCTCTAAACTCGCCCGTACATTCAGTTATGGAGGCGGCAGTGGTGTCGATGTAAGCAATCTCAGACCTAAAAATGCTCCGGTCAATAATGCCGCTAAAAGCACATCAGGTACTGTGAGCTTTATGGACTTTTACAGCTACATTACCGGTCTTATCGGGCAAGAGGGAAGACGCGGTGCATTAATGATAAGTATTTCATGTGAGCATCCTGACCTTGTGGAGTTCATTAACTTGAAATCCAATCTCGATGTATGTACCAAAGCGAACATTTCCGTTCGCATGACAGACGCTTTTATGCAGGCTGTGGAAAGTGGTTCAGACTTTACTCTCCATTTCACTATGGAAGATGGCTCAGAGATTACAAAGATTGTAAATGCACGAGAAGTTTTTATGCTTCTTGCTCAGCGCAACTGGGAGATGGCTGAACCTGGTATTCTATATTGGGATCGTATTGCTAATTACAATCTTCTCCAAAACACTGGGTTTAAGTATGCAGGAGTAAACCCATGTGTTACAGGTGACACTCTTGTTCTGACAGAGAATGGTTATGCGTCCATAGCATCACTTGTTGGTCATAAGTGTGTGGTGTGGAATGGGTATGAATGGTCTGAAGTGGAGCCAAAACTTATGGAAAATAATGCACAAGTGTATGAAATTTCCTTTAGCGACGGCACTTCTATCAAATGTACGGATTATCACAAATTTCCAATTAATACTGGAACCTATCATAAGGCAGTAGATACCCGTAAACAGCTTAAAGACATCAAGGTTGGTGAAAAGCTAATCAAATGTGCATTCCCAATAATCTGTGGACCTTCGGAAAATTCTGGAGTGTGTATGTATACTCAGGGATTCTTTAGTGGCGATGGATATTATTGTGCAGACAGAGTTACGCCATATATCAAATTCTATGGCAGAAAACAATATTGCATTCCTTTATGTGATACTATAAATCAGAGAGGGGGAGATTCAATGTCAACTACATATTCAGTTAATGTTAAGTATCATAAAGAGTTTGTGCCCGACACTACCTTTAGCGTACAAGACCGTCTGGATTGGCTGGCTGGTATAATAGACTCTGATGGGTGTCGCAACTCTAAGGATGGTGCTATATCAATTTCGAGTATTAATCGTGATTTTCTTTTGAAAATCAAATATATGCTCAATACGTTGGGTAGCACCGGTGTTATTTCTCTTATGCACGAGGAAGACAGTAGACAACTGCCATCCAGTGTAAAGGGTGAGTCCAAGGAGTATCATTGTCAAGACTCTTATCGTCTTACAATTAATGCTTCCAATATGCGGATTCTGCTAATAGCTGGATTAAAAACTCATAGAGTTGAGGTATTTAGTGCCCCTAATCGTAATGCTACCAGATTTATTAAAGTTGAATCTATTGTTCCTTGTGGCAAAGAAGATGTATTCTGCTTTAACGAACCAAAGAATCACACATTCATAGCAAATGGGTGTATCACTGGCAACTGTGCTGAAGAGCCTCTGCCGGCTGGTGGTTCTTGCCTCCTTGGAAGTATTAACCTTTCCAAGTTTGTAGAGAACCCATTTACGGGCCATCCTATCATTAGGTATGATGATCTTGCAAAAGCTGTTGAGTGCGCCATTTATGCCTTGAATGACGTACTGATGGAAGGATTACCATTGCACCCTCTTCAGGAGCAACGTGATTCTGTTGCAGGCTGGCGTCAGATCGGTCTGGGAACTATGGGTCTTGGAGATCTATTACTGATGTGCGGTCTTAAATATGGTGCGCCGGAGTCTATTTCAGTCATTAAAACAATCTATCATCTGATTGCAAGTACAGCCGTCAAAACCTCTTTGCAGCTTGCCAAAGATAAAGGGTGTTTCCCGAATTGTACTCCCGAAATCAAGGAAGCGATGACTAAGTGCGATTTTATTCGCAATCTTGACCTCCCCCAAGAAGTATTGTATGAGATTAAAGAATACGGTCTCTACAATTCACAGCTTCTCACTTGCGCCCCCACTGGAACAATCGGCACCATGCTTCAGGTCAGCACCGGAGTTGAACCAAACTATGCTTTCTCATACAATCGCCGCACAGTATCACTCCATAAAGAAGAAACCGATTATAAAGTTGATTCAAAAATTGTTGCTGATTATAAAAAAGTGACTGGGAGTGATGCTCTCCCGGAATATTTTGTGTCAGCAGAACAGATACCTTATGAGAGACGTATAGAGGTTCAGGCCACGTTACAACGCTTCATTGATGCGTCTATCAGTTCTACCGTGAACTTGCCTAATTCTACCACAGTTGAAGATGTAGCCAATCTCTATCTTCTTGCTTGGAAAAAGGGGTTAAAGGGTACAACTATTTGGCGTGATGGCTGTCAGCGCCAGGCTATTCTAACCAAAGAGGAGAAAAAAACTGAAGAGAAACCAGGTCTTAAACGTGGTGAAATACAAAGAGCCTCTGACGATCTTGTTGGGAAAAAGAGAACTTTGCAAACCGGGTGCGGCACCCTTCATCTATCTGCTTGGTTTGATAAGAACACTGGAGAATTGGTTGAAACATTTTTTAGTAAAGGTTCTACGGGTGGGTGTGCATTGTTTATGACAGGTCTTTCTCGTATGACATCACTTGCCGCTCGTGCAGGAGCTCCAATAGAAGCTATCGTTGACCAGCTTCTGTCAAGTGGCACTTGTCCATCTTATGCTGTGAGAACAGCAACTAAGAAAGATACCTCCAAGGGTTCCAGTTGTCCTGTTGCAATTGGTAACGCTTTGCTTGATATGTGTCGTGAATTGCAGTTGGAACAGATGCAAGCATATCGTCATATTTTGGATGGGCATTGGATATATAACAGTTCCGAGATTGCTGAGAATCCGGCACTTTCTCCCAAATGCCCCAAGTGTGGAGAGCCCATCCAGATGGTAGAAGGGTGCATGACATGTCCGTCCTGTGGCTATTCTAAATGCAGTTGACCTTATGCTGAAGTATAGCGACATAATGATAGGATCACAAGAGATTCCTGGTGAGGCGTCTCTTGTAATCAATATCACTAACTGTCCTTTCAGATGTAAGGGGTGTAATGCAAAACAGCTATGGGAAGATTTTGGAGAGCCGTTATCTTATGAAAATCTCAATATGCTGATAGACTCAACTCTGCAAGACATTACTTGTGTTTTGTTTATGGGTGGGGATATTGCGCCAGATGAGATTAACGAACTTGCCAGCCACATTCGAGCCAACTATCCTAAGTTAAGAATAGCTTGGTATAGTGGTGGAGAGACTATCACAGTCTTTACTGAATATAAAAATTTTGATTACTTGAAATTTGGCCCATTTATCAAAAAGTTAGGTCCTCTCACTTCTACAAAGACCAATCAACGATTATACAAGGTAGAAGGTGGTGTTCTGAGGAATATAACAAGGCTTTTATGGTAAGTATCACAAGCAAAATGAAAATCGCAATTTTCGGTCATAAACTGGAGGTTGCGATTTTTCATTTGTCTGGGTGCAAGATTTTTAGTAATTTTGCGCTACTTTCCGTACATTGGTACTGAAGGTGACATAGCCTAATTCGCGTCGAAATCACCACCTCGAAAAAAGAAGAGGGCATTATTCCACTTTAGGTAGGTCTGCGCATAAGCGTGGAGCCTGCCTTGTGGAATATGGCTTGTGGTGAGCCACGACGCGAAAGGCAATGGCTCTACGCTTTTTAGTGTATGTCATTGTCATTTTGAGAGATATATTAAAAACCAATTCAAAATGACTATGAGACAGTCGGTATTCATCTTTCTGATCGCCCTGTTGCTGGGTGCTTGCAGCAACAACGACACTTCCACCCCAGAATGGGAATATAACATCGTTTCCTTTGAAGGATCCAAACTCCCAACTGTTTATAGCCCCAATGATAAAGAGGCTTTAATTGAACTGAGCGATTCCCAGCCCTTACATTTTCCGGAAGCATCAAGTATTCCCAACTCTCTTAATCTATATGGTAAAGAAGGATGGGAATTGGTGAATGTTTATACTACTGTAGAAACAGTATATCCAAAATCTGAGAATGATACAAATACTCGGACCAATACAATTAACTTTGTATTTAAGCGTATCAAGCAGAAGGGTAAGTAATGGCAAAAAAGAAATGCGATCCTAAACCGGCGCCACTGGTAAAATGTCTGATATGTGGTGAGACCCTTAAAGTTACCAAGTGGCGCAAACATTTGGCTCGATTTCACGATGAAGTAGATGATCCCAATTTTAGAGATTTCTTTGTTATTTTGAAACACTTATCTCGTTCAAAAATCAAGTGTCGCTTATGTGATCAGGTAATCACACTAACAGACTGGGAATATCATCTGAGAGTGAAGCATGGATTAAAAAATGATTTAAGACTCAAAGATTTTTACATAGGTCAAGACTCTTCTACCCAGATTGCAAATAAATCGTGGTATAATCCACAGTCCAACGAAGATTTACCTTGCGGCACCATTGTCAATGGTCCACCACCAATCAAGATTATTTACAACTCAATATTTTCAAGCAGGAAGAAATTTTAATAATAAATGCACCGGGCTTATTACTCGGTGCATTGTTTTACAGCTTTGTGTATGTAATGACTGTTTCTGGCATAGTAAACAGCATCTTTCAGAGTCCATCCCGTAGGACGTAAGGGCTTCAATCCAAATCGACGGTATGAGATTAACGCTCTTCGGAAACGAGCCGTCTTAAAGGCCGGATTTTCACTATTAAGAGCGATTGTTTCAATAACCTGATGACTGATAGTGCGACTTCTGTCTGTCGTTTTAATGATATTTCGATACTCCATAAGCAACAGATACTCGACTGGAGCATATACGAAAAGGAAGTGCCCTAATGCAGTCTCGTGGAACTTGACCTTAATCTTCCGGGAGTTTATTTTCGGCCCCGGCTTCTTTTTTCTTTTTTGACTTCGACTTCGGGTCTGAGGTTTCGGTGGTTGCTGCCACAACCTCTCCTTCTCCCCGGTTCTGAACTTGATCTCCAACATTGGTTTCAAGGATTACTTCGGTTGTTGTCGGCTGTTCAGGCGACACACTTTCCTGATGTTTCTGTTTTCTTTGATGGGCGTAATCATTGCCCAGATTGTGAACTTTCATATTGTTTGAATTTGAAGTTAATATTCGGTATCTGCAATTATGATGTTTATCTTATTGAAGTTGATCATAAATTTCGACATTATGTTTCGGATATCGCGTTCATAGTCTTCGTGGTTGTAATTGACGGTATCGACAATGGCTGGCGCATAAACATTAGTCTGATCAATCGACTCCAGATAATCATCATTATACTTTTTGCCGTTATCCTCATTATCCCACGATAGGGCATTGTTCCAAAGCATACGATTCTCCCACATACCAGTATTGATGCAGGTCAGGTTCATATTCATACTAACCAATGGTTCAGTATCAACATTCCATCTGAGAGCATTATCCCAGTGTAACCCATTCCTCCAAACATTACTACTGAAGCAAGATAAGGATTCATTGATACCTTGGGTGATGAAGAAATTATCGTTTTCTTTGAGAAAATGAAGTTGAAGGCGATACTTCAGATACCACTCCAAAGATGACTTCTGAGCAGTGATATGACATTCGATGTATCGCTCCAATCCCCACGCCTTAAAACGGCTATGGGCAGAGGCAATCGGACTGAGAATGGCTTGTAAAAGCAAGGAAATTTTCTTACCCCTTGCCCAAAAAGGTAATAGTCTGCCGATTAACTTGGCGTTGTCAATATTAGTGAAATCAATATTTATCATTCTTGGTCAAGAGAGGCTAAATACTGGTCCATCTTTGAAGCTGCTACCAGTGTAAGATTATCACTATTGATGGTCATAACTGAATTGGTGTCAAGCAAACGGATATAACCACTCTTCAACCTGATACGATTATTCAGTTCGACCGGCTCATCATATTTTCGATCGGTCGTATTATATGAGCTGACATAGATTTTAATGCTGTTACTGATGTCAGTAATGTGTTCGGTCTTTCTAATGACATCCAGAACTGACTGGTAGTAGAACATACCATTAAATTCCAGTTCATTAGCGAAATCAATCATTGCTTGTTGCAATTCCGTCAATGCCTGGGCTGCCGTCACATAACTGTCATTATAATAAATGGGATTGTGCTTGTCTGCAATAATGGTGATTATGTCACCGGGAGAGCTTTCGCAATAAATGTCGGCTCCTATAAATTTGATTTGCTGAACATACATTCTGAAAGCGGTCAGCTCATAATCATTGAGAGGCATATAAGGAATACCATTATTGACTTCATTAGAGTTGTCATTGGCTTTGCATACTTTCAAAGTGAGCGACATATCATCAGTTTGCCATGCAGCTTTTTCAATAATTCTGTGAGATGTGTCTGGCTGGACGTATTCAATTTTCATTGTGTCTTCATTGAAACGTAGCTCATCTCCAGTTTCAGTCACACTATTGTATTGGAACTTTTTGGCCATCATTGCATACCAATCTGGAGTGCCATTGATGCGACCTTTGAGAACTTCTGCAATCCTTACTTGAAATAGGTCAAGCACAGCCTCGTAAGTATGTATGCAGACGGCCACAACATAGGTCAGCAAGTTGAACATACTGAGCTTACTGTTGCTGCGGCCGGTATTGAGTTCTGTCAGCTGGAGATAATTGTTTCGTGTGCTGACAGCTTCGGAATATATTTGACTTACACTTCTCATTGCGTGATTATCAGTTTATTTAAGTCCTCAATATTTAAGACCGAAAGAAATTCATCGGCATAAATAGTTCCGAGGGGATAATAAATACCATTAAGTTCGCGGAAATCCAATTTTGAACATTCAAAGTCACCATAGAAAGTAATGATATGTTTTCCGGACCCCTTATAGCAGTGTTCGACTTCTTGCTCTTCAGTTCCTTCTACTATTTGAGGAGCAGAATAATCTCCCCAGTCCACTATAAGGTGAGTGTCGGCTTTTAACCGCATTATCATATCTGTGGTCTGACCTTGCTGATGTATGACAATCCGGGGAGTATAGAGTGATTCCCAATACATATTCTGCTCATCTGATGACATTTCCGAGAGAGAATTGTATATGGCAGAATGATAGGTTGCAATATGACTCTTGACCAGTTCCTCTATATCAAGATAATGATAGATATGCTCCCCATTTTTAACCAGCACATTATTGTCCTTTAGCCATATTACAATGCTCTTGTTGATAGCAAACTCTTCATGATAGTTAAGAACCATACCATAGGATAGTTGGGTTTCCATATTGAGCCATTCATTGCTTATCAACAAATCAAAAATGCCCTCTATACTGCCATAGAGAGTCAATGCTACATCGTATATATTTTGTCCGCTTCGGACTTTATATTGCGCCATTGATTTTTCAATATTATTTGTTATGGAATAAAGCCGTCCAAGGACATAGTTTATCCAAGGACGGCTTCATGCGGGCGGTAAATTAGGCTTCAATGCCCATTACCTCCTTGGCGATGGTCTTGGCGAGATCGCGGTATGCCTGGTAAGCCTCGTATTCGGCGGCATACTCAGCAGCTTTCTCTTCCGATACTGTGCCGGTGCGGGCAGCCAGGAAGTTGGCTGTGATGGCTTCAGACTGATCAGTGTCATACTTGCGCTTGATGAGCGTCGAGAGCAGCTGAGGATAGCTGAACGGCATTTCGAGGGCGACAACCTCTCCGTCGATTGTTACTACAGCGCAACCGCCGATCTTCTGGACGTGGTTGCCATGAAGATCCATATCCTTCTGTGCTTCCATTTCGGCAAGCATTTCAGGAGATATGACAGACTCTTCGGGAGCCATAACCTCTTCCTGTTCTACTACAGGTTCATTGTTGTTGTTGATCTGGTCCATTGTTCAGATTTTTTTGAAAGTTAAAACTGGTGTTTATTATTAATAGTCTCGTTGACTTTCAAGTATGGGAATAGGGGGAATATTAATTGAGGTGTATTCAACTAACATTCTGATATATTTATCTTTATCATCTCTTTCCTCAAATTCTGCAATAGGCTGAGGAAGTGATAATCTATCTTGATAATTATGATTGAGACGGTATCTGATGCGATTCCGAGGATGATATTTCTTTTTCAGTTTGACCACTTCCATGTGACCTTTGATATAAACCCACTTGAAAATACGAGGTTCAATTTCCATAAGTCCATTATATCTGATGGCATAACTATCATAATGCCTTAATAATCCTAAGTAACTATTGACTGAGGATAAAGCCTTGATGATCTGAGATTTGGTACGACATTGGTTCAGTCTGTGAACACTATGCCGGAAGCTGGTGACTGTACGATTTAATGGATAAACTCTTCCCGGTTTAACTACGGCGCCGGTAAAGTCCAATCCTTTGGTATAATGTTGCATATAGAATTTCTTGGGAGATAGTTTTAATCCAAGAGATTCTAATTTGACCCTAATTTTCGGAATTGCGTTTAGAATTTGCTCTTTTGTATCGGCCACCAAATAAATGTCATCCACATATCTGCCGTGATATTTGATACCAAACTCCTTTTCAATCGCCCAATCCAAAGAGTTCAAAAGATAGTTGGCAAACATCTGAGATGGAAGATTCCCGATAGGCATACCCAATCCATTGCCATTTGTAAAGAGTGATTTGCTGGCTGGAAGATTATTCCACATTGCTTCAGATGACTGTCTGATACAATTCTCTTCCGGACAATGACTTAATACCACATGACATAGATAAATCAAATCGTCTTTATCCTCGCCGTGATACTTTTCTTCCACCAGTTTAACAACCATATCCTCAACCAGTTTCTTAGGGATAGACATAAAGAAACTATTGATGTCAACGGTGGCTACATAGCAATCCTGAGTGTAGTTATTTGAACACTCGATTATATCTTTCTTCAACTGATCGACACCGGCCAGAGTGCCTTTGCCATTTCTACAGTTGAAAGTGCGATCATTAAATTCTTGTTCGATTATTGGCTCTAATCGGAGCCTGATGTAATGATGAATGATGCGGTCTGCAAAATCGGCCGCAAAAACCTCACGATATTTGGGGCGACTAACGACAAAGCAAATGGAACGTTTCGGATAATAGGTTCTATTGTTGATGGCTTGCATCATATTATAGAGATTGCCTTCTACATCAAGAGTAAACCTGATGCAGTTGTTTGTCCGCGACTTGTGTACGCGACAATCTAAATAGGCTTCTACTAATCCTTCATACGTTACCATATCAGCACTAAAAGTGATAATGCCATTTATAATTAGTCTTATCTGTTAGCAAAAATGCGATTTGTTGAAATGCTGCCACAGCGCGGACGTAGTTGCTGTTCGTGACCTTAGTGTTCCAGTTGTTGAGGTTGCCGTCGTTCAGGTTCAAGTTCCAAGCGTTCGTCGCCGAGTTCTCAGTGTATCGGGTACGTTTTCTTATTCTTAACTACCTATGGCAGTAGTACCCCCATTTCTCACAGAAGCGCATACTCTATGGTCATCTTTAAATTTCCATACTCTGTGCGTTGCACCGATCAATCAGTCTCATCCGCAGAAGTGCGTTTGCGATACTTCTTTTTCGATGCGTTCTTCCATGCTGTCACTTGTTTGCCGATAGTCGCCTCCAAATACATGAGATTGGATTGTTGCTTCCGGCTTATCCAACGATTATCGCCCGCAAGTCTAACTATCAGTTTGCAGTGTTCAAACTCACAGATGAAGTCGGTCAAATATGCTTCTCGCTCACTCTTGAACATATTTGCCTTAACAATGAATGTCGGCAATGAGATAGCAATTTTGATCCATTCTTGACCAACGGTGTGTTTTACATCCCTTGGAAAATTCTTTTGAGTGTCAATCACTGCTTGAATGTAGTGATAGGTTTCAACATAAACCGGCAATTCGTTAGATAAAGCCATTGCAACGGAGTATTAAGAAACACTGCTTTCATCATTTTTACAATAACAAACTGATTGCCAGTAGATAATCAGTTTATCCGCATAACATTATAGAAACCCTATAAAGCACACATTGCTTACCTCAGAGTACTGGAACTAATCCTGAACCTTCCAAAATGGCGACCGCTCCGAGGTAAGTTGAATGTGTGTATCTCTTCAACCCTAATGCTCGTTGCGCTCGCTCGTCGCTAACGCTCCGAAGAGTTGAAGGGTTGAAGAGATAAAGGGTTAATGAAATGCTGCCACAGCGCGGACGTAGCCGCTGAGCGTGACCTTAGGGTTCCAGCCGTGGAGGTAGCCGCCGTACAGGTTCAAGTCCCAAGCGTTCGTCGCCGAGTACTCAGTCGAGGACCAA